TATCATCCTCAACTGAACCATTAGCACCTGCAATAAGAATACGATCATTAGTGATATCACCAACATTTAATGTGGTAAAATATGCACTGTCGTTTTGAAGTGCCAACCTATCTAAACTGGTTGTAGTACCTGCTTCCCAATAATCTCCAAGTTCATTCCATTGCAGTACAGCACTATCAGTACTAGGACGATCTATTGCTATACCTGCCCTGTTAACATTATTAACAGCAACACCGTCTAACATTACAGCATGGGAAGTGGCAAATCTTGTTCCACCTGTAAATGTTGTAACACCACCAACAGTAAACGATCCTGTAACATTAAGATTTCTTGTCACACCCAAATCTTGTCCAATGGTAACATCATCTGGTAAACTAATAGTAGCAGAAGATCCTTCTGCCGGTGTATGGGTAACTGTAATCTCATTAGCTGTACCTGAGATACCTGACATATAGTTGCCAGTAGTTTCTGTTCCAAGAGCAACACCATTGTCTTTTATTGTCACTACACCACTAGTGACTAAGAAGTTATCTGTACTAAATGACGCTACACCTTTGTTAGATGATGTTGCTAGTTCACCATCAATCTTAATATTATTATTAGATACGGTTGTATTAATACCTTCACCTGCTTCAAAGGTTATTGTGTCTCCCAAAGAAACATTATCATCAGTACCTGTTTCAGCCGCAATAGTGAATGCAGTTCCTGTTGAAGTTACATTACCACCAATGTCTAGATTACCTGTGATATATGCTGAGTCTTGTACAGTAATAGTATTTGCAAAAGTGGCATCCCCTGCAACAGTGAGTTCACTACCTAAGTCTAAGTTTCCTGTGATGTAAGCACTATCTTGAACTGTGATTGTATTACTTAAAGTAGTATCACCTGATACTGTAAGATCTCCTGTAATGGCAACAAGACCTACTGCATTGAGCGAGTCTATTGTAGTAACACCATCAACATTCAACGTACCTGCTATACTAGTATTACCTGTATAGTCAACAGTAAACTTATCTGTGCTTAAAATAAGATTACCATCAATAGCAGTGCTGTCAAGAGTAGTTAAACCTTGTACATCAAGGTCTCCTATGATCGTTGCACTATCTGCTGCAACATTGTCTGCATTTACTGTACCATCAACATACACATGTCGCCATTCTTTTGTAGGAGAACCTAGATCAAATGCATCATCAGTATATGGAACAACATTAGTATTAATAGATGAATTAACATATAACTGATCGCCCGCAGCATTACCAATTACTACATTTGCTCTTGTAGTAAGCAATCCATCTATGGTTACTGATCCAGTGTTAGTGGTGTTGCCACCAACTGCTAGATCACCCTGAACTGAAACATTGCTACCAAAATCTGCAGAGTCTGATACTTCTAGTTTACCTGCAATAGTATTTATTGCAGACCCATCAGTCAAACTTATTCTAGGTGATAATAGTTCTACAGTATTGATTGAGTCCAAACGTCCATCAAGTTCTGCGATTGCAGTTGACACTGTGGATGCAGTAGTACCCATGGCACCTGCTGTGATAGTACCTAGTTCTGCATCATGCTCTTTAATAGCATTAGTAATATCTGTAGCAGTTGTGGTAAGTGTTGATACGTCTCCAACAGAATCTACAAGTTGGTTAAATCTTCTACGTGAAGTATTGAAGGTATCCGTTAGTTGAACACTAGGTATTTTTGAATTAGCCATTTGTACCGTTCTCTAATAGTTTTTGCAACATCATTTTTATATCATTAACATCAGATTTTAGTTGATCTATCTCAGCACGTTCTTGCATCTTAGCTTCTGTAACTAACCTCTTACGTTTATGGTTACTCTTATTTATATTCAAAATCATGTTAGTATTAGGATCTCTGACTAAATCAGGATGATCTTTTATAGGTATGTAATCACTCATTACGATGTTGCTATTGTTCTCAAGTTTTTGAATCTTGGAAATCTAGTAGACTTCTCAGCATTCATTGTTATTTTTATCTGATACTCATCAAATGGTGCAAGATCAAAAACATTAAACTCGTATTCAACAAACTGTAACAAGTTATCACTAGGTGGAATGTCGTTATAACTATTGCCTTTAGTGACTTTAATATCTTTTGTAAAAGCTGTCCAATCTTGATCGATTAATCTAACACCCGAAGAACTTAAACTTGTTCTAAACCATACATCAAAGTCAGCCCCTATAGGTCTAACAGCATCAACTAAAGCCACAATAGAAGTGGATGAGTTTGATAGTGTGTATGGAATACTAATATGCTTACTTGCGTTTGTTCCACCATTAGCTGCAGTTTCAGGAACATACGGAATAGTTGTGATATAGTTTCTATCTGTTCTAGTACCACCTGCCAATGCACTATCTTGCTGGTGATCAATAAAATAAGAAAGTGTTTCTAGTCTAGTATTATTAACATTAAAGTAAGGTGCTACGTTAGCATCATTGGTATTCATATTAATAGTCATTATTGTTGAGGCATTCCCACTAAGTTTTCCAACCTCTTGTGCTCTTGCAGCAATAACAGCAGGTTCATTAAGCAATGTGGGATTTTGTAAACTAACTCTTTGATTTGTAAGAGCATCATATCCTGTGTCTGCGTCTTGCCAATCACCTATTGTTGTAAAGTTACCAGTAGCGTTTATGGCAGTACCGACAGGTGATGAGTATTGTACATTAAGCATAAACTCATCTACTTCATGTTGTTCTGTGGCATATAATCCTGTACCACCCGCTCTAATAGAGGATGTTGCATTACCAGAATCCATTTTGAATGTATATCCAAAAGGATCTGCTGCAGTAATAGTTCTTTGTCCAAGAATACTACTACCCTTAACTCCATTGACTGTTGAAGATGAATCGAACCCTGTAGCATCTGTACTCAGAGTAACAGTATCACCTACTCTAAATCCATGTGCAGGATGAAGAACTGAAAGATCAGAATCTCCTGCTGTAAACCTCAAGGGATCATAAACATAATCAGCAAGTTGATTTTGAATTAAACTTTCTGTAAGTTTTTTCTTACCAGGAACATTCACTTGAAGTTTTGCTGTAGCAGTTGTTGTCGTATCGAACTGTGCTTTATAAACTTTAAAGGTTAAATCCTTTGAGTTATCGCCTTCCCATGTGGTTCCGTTAGATGATGCATACAAAGAGCCTCTTGAAACATTAACACCTGAGTTATATCTAGCAGTTGTGGTTCCAAATAAGAACTCTCCGTTTTCTCCAAAGTATACTTTATAAGAATCTCCTGTAGCAGAACTGTATATACAGACTGCTAATAAAGTATTTTTGGGAACATATATTGGAGAAGTGAACTGAAACTTGTATTCTGTTGCAGCCGAAAATGCAGTTGCTGCCTTGGCCCCAATCTGTGCAGCAGTTGCTACCACCCTACTTCCCGGGACATATCTCTTAGCTGAAGGTTGTCCACCTTCAGTTGTTGGTCTAAGCTCTAAGGTTATAGGAAGATTAGGATCTGCAGAATGAAAGAATATTCCGATACCCGTCAACACGCTTGCTTCGTCAACGACAAAGGTTTGTGCTGTAGGGGATTTTTGCTCTGTTAGTTGTAAAATACCTGTCATTTATATTTCCTAAGTAATACCAGCATTTGCAAACGCTGCAAATGAAGATCTTGCACTTTGCGTGGCGGCATATGTTATTGGGGCATCATCATAACCATGTGTACTACTTGAAGCCGCTGATGAAGCCGCTGATACGGTTGAAGCGGTTGGTTGCCATACAGTTCTATTAGCGACATTTAAAGATGTCCAACTACTACTATTGTCATTAGATGAGCTAGAAGAACTTGATGTCTCAGCGTAATAAACACTTTCAAAATATGAATAACTTTCACTCACCTGAACTTCTTCAGTTGTAGTGTACTCATACCAATCCTCATACTGACCTTGAGAATAAAACTTTGCTGCAGCGTATGACAATGCTTCATTCCTGTCTAGTACAGAAACATCTAATGCTGAAAAGTTTGTACCATCAGTGTTAGTAGGCCAGTTTAAGTCAGCATTAGATTGAAGATAAAATAAACCCTTTATGGAACCATCTGCAGAACTAGTTAAAGCATTATCTCCACCGCCATTTGTTGGACCCCCAAGATCAGCAGGGAACCCTGTTGCGGTAACATAAGAGTCTCCTGGTTCTTTGATTGTGGAAGTTCTAGAAGCATCAGTATAATCAGATAGACTGTACGAAGTGTTGCAATATCTAGTCACTTGTTTATTGCCATAAAATATCCAATGAGGTATATTTGGGCGCATACCTTGAAACTCAAAAAAGAATATTTTAGGTCTATGTATTTCTATTTCAGTATATCCAAGCCTATCCTGTTTTACAATATCTCTCGATTTTGTAACGTTTCTAGTACCTGATCTTTTTACCTGTCTATATGGCATTTCTTTACCTTATTTTCTAATATGCTGCGCCAGTACTTATTGTAATAGTACCTTGAGAACTTATTTCGGTTGTACCATCAGGCAACAACGATGAGTTAGATTGTGATGAATAAGATTTATCAACAACACGTTTATTGGTCCAATAATCTCCATCAGGTGTTAGTTCTGCAGAACCAATACTTTGAGGAATATCGAACTGATTAACCGGCACTACCCCTGTAGCCTCTTCTTGTCCAAAGTCTGCAACAACTTCAGTATATGTAGGCCAAATATTATTACCTTTTATCACACAAGTGTTTAGAGATAAATCAGAATCATACGTTAATCCGATAGATTTATTAAAATATAGTGGAAGAAGTTGTTGTGCATCGTTTTGTAATGTTGCTCTATAATCATCATTAGACCAATCTGCTTGTAGCACACCATCGAAGTTATCTCCTGTTATACCTTCAGTCTGTCTAATGAATGTAGCATCATCAGGATCATATACTTCCAAACTAGCAAGCTGTGCTTCTAATAAAGTAAGTGTCGATATTCTTTCGACATTAGAAAGTCTATTTTCTAGATTACGCAAGTCTTCCATCTTAAATCCACGATTGTCATATCGTGTTACATTCAAATCTTCTTCATTGAACGTAAATGGATTTAATGAAATATTATAAAGAGGCATGTCTTTTCTAGGTATTCCTGTAGGCATTTCCATTTCATATGAAGAAGCACCCTGATGATAACCTAACGTTCCTGCAGAAGTTAGTGTCAGTACGTCATTTCGTGGCAACCAGTACTTCGCAGTTCCCACTGAAAGTGTCGATTGGTTTTTAGGAAGATCTTCAATACGTGCAATACCACCAGAGAAAGTTTCATTTGCAGGATTTTGCAAAGGTCTCATGTCAATAACATCTGCTAAGTGAATAGTTTGATTCAATGTCGTAGTATATTTTGGTATTTCGCTAAAGGTAACATCACCATAAGATGCAGCCCCTGCAAAATATCCTGTTCCTGAAGGTGTACTATGCTCAAAGTATTTGTATTGTACTGTCACATTACCTGCAGGTGCAGCAACTCCTGATTTTAAAGTTCCTTTTCCTGGGCCATAAAAGTTATCTCTCTGACCATTATCTAAAACAAACTTGTAAGTAATATCCTCATTTGTTGTTGCATCAGTGACTTTATAAAATCTAAAAATGTCAGCTTTGGCGAGAGTAAACACACCATTACTTAAGGCAATAGTTTCAGACTCCCAATCATTTGCAGCCGTACTAGGCTTCAAAGATTTATTCTTACGTGTAAGAGTTTTATTCTGATAAGCAATCACATGTCCTGCACCATTATCAGGTCCAGAGATTGTTGCTTGTGTATTACCCCCACTTAACACTACAGTTGGAGTAGTCAACTCTCCATCACCATCTACCTGATAAATCCAATCATCAGTTTCTGTGAAAGTATCAGTACCTGCGTTGATTACCACAGTTGACGCTGTTTTGTTTGTTGTATATACAGTACCAATAACTGCTGTCACAGATGATACTTCTTGAACTCTAGAATTAGGAAGCTTAAATAAAAGAGTATTTTCTTCTTTATTATAAATATCGTATCTATTCTGAATAGCTTTTAAGTTAGCATAGTTAGCAGCATCAACACCAATACTTCTAACATCACCAATACCATTGGCAGAAGGATTTGTCAACTGTATATCAAACAGATGAATACGATAATCAGACTGTGCTGTATACAAGCCCCTTACACGTGCAGTACCAATATTACTACCACCTCTATCCACAGCAGTGTAAAGGTTTACTTGAGTAACATCTTCAATATATCCAACCAATCCATACGCACTATCCGCAACAACATAGTTACCGATATTAGCTCCAACCTTTTCACTAGTCTTTACTTTAAGATCTGAAATAAGATTTCTAGGTTTTGCTACACGAATGGGTAAATTAAAATCTCTTTCAACACGTGACCCATTGACAAATGCCGTACCACCTGATACTTTAAAACTTAAGAAGTCATCGTCACTATCTTTTTCTATAGTTAAGTCAAACTCGCCTGAAGAACTTTGCTCAATAAAGTTACCTGTTTGAGAATATGTTCTTGCGTCAATAAGATTACCAATCCTAGACAATATCTTATCAGGAGTTTTTACAAGAGAAACTTGTCCGTTACGAACTCTATATACTTCGTAAAATGTATCACTAGCAGCAACATTATCTTTTGTTGTCAAAGTTAAAACAATTCTAAGACGATCTGCACCAGGAGATGTTAAGTTAGGTGTGCTTCCTGAGTTGTCAAAAAGTGCAATATTATCTGCAGTAGTGACAATATCTTCTGTCACTTTAAATCCTATAACTCCTGTGAAGTCAGGTGAGTACTTTGAAAGAACTAATGTCTGAGCCTCAACCATAACTAGATGATTAGCAGCAAACGTGTCGAACTGTGGAACTTCAGCAATAGATGCCTTACCAACAGCATCGTTGACAGACTGAATGGTAATATTACCTAAACTTGTAGTAAGAGTTGCACCTGCTGCAAAAGGTTTAGACACAGTAGTATTAGTTGCTGTAGAGGCTCCACCAGATTGACCTTTCGTCATTTTTACAAATATAGTATCAGGATCACTACCTGCAGCAGGTAGTACCTCTTTTACGATTGCAAACAGATCTCCATCATTTATTTCAGTGCCTTTTAGTTGAGCATAGCCAACAGGTAAAGAGTTAACCTTAAGATAAGTATATGAGAATGCATTAACGCCTGAGGCTAAGTTACCACTATTATTGAAAATGGCACCTTCATTAACAATGAACTTAGAAAGTCTACCCAGTTCTTGTTGAATAATAGTCTGAGACTGTGTTAGTTCACGTGCCTGTAGTGCTCTTCCGTTATTAAACAGAATACGATGGTAATGATCACTATCTCTGAAATCATCATTGTATTCGCTTAAAAATGTTGTACTAGTGAGATTAGTAGCCATGGTTTACCCTTAAAGTTTAATAACGATTTTAATATCTTCAGTTTGGTCAGCGTCTCTTGCAATCTTTGCCTGATTATTTAGGAACAATAAATCACCTGAGAATATGTCTATATCTGGTTCAACCCTATCACCAATAGTAAACGATCCTGTTTTACCTGAAATCGTGATTGTCTCACCAGTTCTAAATGGCGTGAAACCAGTTTCTTCATCTTGATGATACCATATAGTTGCGGAGTCGTCAAAGAAATCGATCCATGCTTGAGCATTACTATCACCGTTTACAGTAACATCATCTGCCCATGATAGTCCACCTGTAATAGGTGCTGTCAATACAAGTTGCTTAAGACCAAGACCTTCAGTAAGTTGGAACAGAGTTCCACTAGCAGAGTCTAAAATATTTTTTAGAAGACCTACTTGACGGTATTCATTATCTACCACCCACTTATTATTAACATTACCTTCAGGTTTAATGTTGAACATCATATTAGTGGATCTTAAATCTGTTCTTGCGTCTGCCCCTAGTCCACCTGTAGGTGCAAAAATAGGATACACTTCTGCATTGATACCTGATGTTAAGTTAGTCTGATCTACTCTAACAGAAGCTTTATTGTAACCTGAACCTAAGACAGATCCAATGGAAACAAAAGCTCCCGCTCCTGCGCCTGTACCCACAGTATCGCTATCGCCAACTTCGACTGCTGCTAGTTTACCTGTAGCATCAAGTATTCCATGTGCTTTAGCACCACTACCATCACCAATAACCGTAAGAGTAGGGGCAGCAGAGTACACACCTGTGTTTGGTTCTACTCTATATCCAATAAGCTGACCATCGATTGCAGCATTCTGCACAGCAAGTTGAGGTGCCTCAGGGTCTGTTGGTTCTGCTGAATCCACAAACTTAACTGGCATAAAGTTAGAAGTTAAAAATCTGTTTGCATCTGCAGTTGTAATAGTGTACAAATACTTCCAAATATATCCATCGGTTTCTACTGGCAAAGACGTGTTTGTATGATCAGGAACAAACTGTGATACAACTGCCGAACCAAAACTATTTTTACCTTGACGAATACACACGTATACGTTATTATCAGCAGTTCTTACATAGTATGCAGGAGTTGGTTGACCTACAATATTATCGTTAAAAGCAGGATAAACTGTGTTGGTTGTCCAATCAGTTAATGGAACAACAAAAGAAAACGCTTCAACAGCTTTCACAGATTGAAGATTGTATCTAAATAAGCGGCGGTCTCTTTCGGTATTACTTGGATTTACAGTAACATCTGTGTTATCACCTGTTTGCCAAATCTGAGAGTGTCCTACACCAATGTAGAAATAGTTGTCAGAATCTCCAAGGGTTGTACCTTGGTTCTCATCAAATATTTGCTGTGCAAACTGTCTTTTTAATTTATCTGTAATAATTGCTGGCATTGTCTATTTCCTATACGACTGCGTATCCATAACCACCGATAATATTCCAACCATTGTTTCCATCCCAAATAAGTTGTGCTGTATCTAATGGATCAAATTCTATACTAGTTCCTTGTGCAAATGTAGCAGGTGTTAATGTTACTGTTCCAGACCCACCCCCCCGCCTTGCAAATATTTTTATTTCGCCGTTAACTGTACCATCAGCTAGTGTGCCTGTACCTGAAGAACTACCAGTTAACGATACAAACCCTGCACCAACAGGTGCAGCAGCACTATTAG